CCTCGGCGCGGCGCTCGCGCTCCACGAGGTGCGCGAACGCCTTGGCGAGCGATTCGCGCGCGAATCGGGAAGGCGCGCGCGCCCGCGCAGGGTGCTCGCATGATCCGCCGGATGCTTGTTGTCGCGCTTGTCGTCCTCATGCTAAGCGGCCCACCGCTCGGTCTTTCTGCGCCTCGAGCAGAGCGACGGAGGGTGCGCGTGTGACGACGCCGACGGTCGCGGAGATCACGCGCTCGCCCCGCGCTCGAGCGCGGACGGTCAAGCCGACGTGCGCGGGGCTGCTCCGCGAGGACCTTGTCGCGATGCTCGCGGACGTCAAGGGGATCCAGTGGCCGGATGCCCGCTACTGGGAGCGCCCGGTCGCGTTCGCGGAGGAGATCCTCGGCCTCGAGACCTGGTCGAGGCAGCGAGACATCCTGAACGCGTACGTCGCGCACCGTCGCGTCACGGTCACGAGCGGTCACAAGATCGGCAAGTCCTGCACGGCTGCGATCATCGCGCTGCACTTCTTTTGCTCAAAAGAGGACGCCCGCGTGGTCTTCACGTCGACGACGGCGCGACAGGTCGACGCCATTCTGTGGCGCGAGCTGGGGAAGATCCGAGCGAAGGCGGGATGCTGCCTCGCGTGCCGGAGGGCATGCAAGGAAGCAGGACGCCCCGAGCCGCGGCCGTGCCCGCATTCGAGCCTCATCGGGGGCACGATGAATTCGCTCGCGCGGAGCGGGTTCCGCTCGGCAGACTTTCGCGAGATCTCCGGCTTCACCGCGCGGGATGCCGAAGCGGTAGCGGGGATCAGCGGAGCGAACCTCCTCTACCTCCCTGACGAGGCGAGCGGCATCGACGAAGAGATCTTTCAGGCGATCGAGGGCAACCGCGCCGGCGGCGGCCGGATCGTCATGTTCAGCAACCCGACGCGCACGGAAGGCGAGTTCTACCGCTCGCACTCCGAGAAGGCGCTCCGGTTCGAGAAGGACGGCTCGCCGGTGCTCGACGCGAAGGGCAAGCCGGTCGGCTTCTACTTCGCGATCCACGTGTCGAGCGAGGAGACGCCGAACGTCATCGAGCGGCGCGAGGTGATCCCGGGGCTCGCGACGCACGAGTGGGTCGAGGAGAAGCGTGAGGAGTGGGGCACGGATTCGGCGCTCTACAAGGTCCGGGTGCGCGGCGAGTTCTGCGCGAACGAGAGCGGCAAGATCATCTCCGTCGCCCTCATCACCGAGGCCGAAGCCCGCTGGTCCTCTACCGAGGCGGAAGGAGAGCTCGCGATCGGCGTCGACCCTGCCGGCGAATCGGTGAACGGCGACGAGACCGCGTTCGCGGTGCGGCGCGGGCTGAAGGTCGTGAAGCTCTTCGCGAAGCGCGGTCTCAGCGCGGACGCCATCGTCCAGGAAATCGAGGGGCTGCTCGCGGAGTACCGGCGTCGCGGCGACACGAAGCCGTCCGTCGCCGTCGACGTCGAGGGCGAGATCGGCATTGCGGTCGCCGGCCGCCTCCGTGCGCTGCCCGAGCAGGAGAAACGGTTCGACCTCGTCCGCGTGAAGGCGAGCCATAGGGTGGGACGGCCCCCGTACGAACGCGTGCGCGATGCGCTCTGGGGCAACCTCCGAGACTGGCTGCGGCACGGCGGAGCGATCCCTGAAGACACGAAGCTCGCGCGCGAGCTGCACGCGCCGGCCTGGATCGAGCTCGCCGGGACGGGCCTCGTGAAGGCAACACCGAAGTCCGAGCTTCGAAAGGAGCTCGGGCGATCGCCCGACCGCGCTGACGCGGTGGCGCTCTCCTGCTGGATCGGGCGGCGCGCGCGCGCGACCGAGCACGACGACGCCCTCGTCATGCCGCGCGAAGAGCAGCCGCCCATCGCGAACGTCGTGCTCCACCGATCCGACGTGGGCGCGGTCTTTGATCCGTACGGGGGCGCTCGATGAGCGATCTCGCGCTCCGTCGGCCCGGACTGCTTCGCATCCTCGCGGGGCTCTTCCTCCCGCGCTTCGGGCGTGTCTCTCCGGTTTCACGCTGGGAGGGTCACCCGGACCAAGCTCGCCTCGAGCGACCGCTCATCCCGCGCTCGCGGACGCGGTGGTTCCAGTCTCACGTCGAGAGCGCCGTGCTCCAGGCGGACAGCGGCGACCTCTCGATGGCCGCGCAGCTCTCGGCCGCGCTTCGCGGCGACGCGACGTTCGCGGGGCTCCTTTCGACGCGCGCCGGAGGCCTCACCCGGCTCCCGAAGGTCTTCCGCGGTGCTCCAGAGGTCGTGGCCGACCTCGACACGCACGACGACGTGGGCCTCTTCGACCGCGTGCACCCCGCCAAGGAGCTCGAGCTCTTGAACGCGGACGGCATCGTCCTCGGCGTCGGCGTCGGCGAGTACATCTACCAAGAGGGCTGCGACGAGCCGACGTTTGTGCGGCTCGAGCCGGAGTTCCTGAGGTACCGCTGGGCGGAGGACGCCTGGTACTACCTCTCCGTCGAGGGCCAGCTCCCCGTGACGCCTGGTGACGGGCGCTGGGTGCTCCACACGCCCGGTGGCTATCTGCGCCCGTGGCGAGGCGGCCTCTGGCCGTCGCTCGGCCGCGCGTACGTCGCCAAGGAGCACGCGTACCTTTACCGCGAGAACTACAGCGGCAAGCTCGCGAACCCCGCACGCGTCGCCGTGAGTCCGTCGGGGGCGACCGACGCCGAGAAGGACGGCTTCTTCGAGCGCGTTCTGGCGTGGGGTTTGAATACCGTTTTTGGCCTACCCCCGGGCTGGGACGTGAAGCTCATCGAGTCGAGCGGCCAAGGCTACGAGGTCTTTTCGGAGACCATCGCGAGCGCGGACCGCGAGTTCATGATCGGGATCGCCGGCCAGATCGTGACCGTCGACGGCGGCGCCGGGTTCGCGAACGCGAACATCCACGCGACGATCCGCAGCGACCTGATCCAAGGCGACGCGCAGGGCCTCGCCGCGACGTTGAACGTGCAGGGCATGCGCCCGCTCATCAACCGTCTGTACGGGAGCAAGGCGCGCGGCACCGTCGCGTGGGACACGCGCCCGCCGATCGATCTGACCGCGGAGGCCAACGCGATCAGCGCTGCAGCGAAGGCGATCTCCGAGGCGAACGCCGCGCTCGAGCCGTACGGCCTCCGCGTCGACGCGTCGGAGATGGCTACGCGCTTCAAGATCCCGACCTTTCCTCTCGAGATCAGCTCCGACCGCTACGCGCAGGACGGAGGGCCGCTCGACGACACCGCCGCGGCAGCGCTCGCGCAGAAGATGACGGAGTTCGGGGTCTCGCGCTGCGAGCACGGCTCTTCGAACCGCTGCCGGCTCTGCGGCGTCGAGCGCGTGCGCGACTTCGACGTCGCCCTCGACGGATCGCAGACCTGGCGGGTGCTCTGGCGCCCGATCCCGAAGGCGACTCCGGATCTTCGCCTCCTGCCGGGAGGCGCGCCGTGACGCTGGTTCTCGACGTTCGCAAGCGGGTGGTCGGCGTCATCGCGCCGAAGAACGCTCGCCGCGTGCGGACCTCACTCTCTGCCGCTTCCGCGCTGCGAACGCCGCCGACAGAGATGCAGCTCTGGAGCGTCGGCGCGAACCCAACCGACTACGGCGTCCACGTGTGGAACGAGCGCTCCGTCGCGTCGGTGCTCGAGCTCTACACGACGCGTGGCAACCCGCTGCTCATCGACGTCGAGCACAACGGCTCCCAGCTCGCCGACGGCGAGCCGGCGGTGACGGGCGGCTACGCGCGGCTCGAGGTGCGCGGTGGCGCCCCATGGCTCGTGTTCGAGTGGAGCGATTACGGGCGCGCGCAGATCGCGTCCGGCCAGCGTCGTTTCCTCTCCCCTGAATACGACGTCGACAAAGACACGGGCGAGATCCTCGCCCTGTACCGGGTCTCGCTTGTTGCAGATCCGGGGACCCATCGCGCGCGAATGCTCGCGACATCACGACAGGACAGACGCATGGAAATGACGACGCTCCTGGCCGCTCTTCGCGCCGCCCTGGCTGCCGAGGATCCGGCCGTTTGCAAAGAGTCGATCGCGAACCTCGTCGCCGAGCTCGACAAGGGCGCGGGCGGCGAGAGCGATGCCGAAGGCGAGCCGCCCGCGACCGCCGGTGCCGGCGAAGACAAGCCGGCGGGGATGCAGACCGGCGCGGACGATGGCGCGCAGAAGGATGAGGACGACAAGTCGAAGCAGATGGCCGGGGCCAAGCCGGCCACCGCTCCGACGACGCCGGCGAGGCCCGCGCCGGAGAAGTCCGACAAGGTGACGGCGGCGGCGGATGATGCCGTGCGGCTCATCCAGAATTCGACGCGCGATCACCTCCTCGCGACCCACGGCGACAAGCTGGATCCGTCGATCCGGCGCTGGGCGTCGTCGCAACCGCTCGAAGTCGTGAAGGGGCTGCTCGACGCCGCCCCGGCGAAGGACGCGCCGCTGAAGCGCGGGGCTCCGACGCGCGGCAACGCGGGCCCTAGCGGCCTGACGGAGCGCGAGCTCCAGAAGTGCAAGGCAAAGGGGGTCGACCCCGCAAAGTACGCGGCGCTCAAGGCAGCGTCGGTCGGAGGTAGCTGATCATGCCCGCTCTCACGCAGGAACGACTCACGGACTTCTTCGGTACCGTCCCGGCGCGCCGTACGCTGCCGATGAAGGCGGCGACCACCGTCTTCAAGGGCGCGATGGTCGGCGTCGACAACGCCGGGAACGCGCAGCCGGCCGGCCTCCTCGCGGGCGGCACCGTGCGCGTGCGCGGCGTCGCGCAGCACACGCAAGCCAACCCAGGCGCCGCCGGCGCGACGAAAGTCGAGTGCGCGCCCGGCGTCTACCGCATGAACAACCACGGCGCAGACCTCGTCGTCGCGGCCGACGTCGGCGCGGACTGCTTCGTCGTGGACGACAACACGGTCGCGAAAACGAACGGCACGAACACGCGGCCCGTCGCCGGCAAGGTCGAAGCCGTCGAACCGGACGGAACCGTCCGTGTCTTCATCCCCTGACGCGGAAGGAACAGGACGATGGGTATCGAATTCAATCTGATTTCGCAGGATGCACAGATTCGCCTCACGGACTTCCGTGAGGACTTCCTGCTCGCGTACGCCCAAGAGGTCACGCCCGAAGACGACTGGGCGCGGAACCTCGGGCTCTACATCAACTCCAAGGCGCTCAAGACGAAGTTCCCGATCCCTGTGAGCGCCGCCGGCTACAAGGAGTTCGAGGGGGATATTCGTTACCGCTCGATCTTCGAGAAGAGCTTCGAGCTCGTCCCGAAGACGTGGCAGGACGGCGTCGCCGAGCTCGCGAGCATCGTCGAAGCGCCCGACTTCATCGGCTGGCCCGGCCAGCCCGACGCGATGGCGGCGGCTGCGCGTGCGCTGCCCAACGAGATCATCTCGGCGGCCCTCGAGGCGAACGCGGTCCACCCGCTCGACGGGCTCACGTTCTTCAACGCGGCGCACCCGTTCAACCTCTTCGACACCGCCGTCGGGACGTTTGCGAACACGTTCACGGGCGCGGGCACGGCCGCGAGCACGACCGCCCTCGAGACCGCGAAGGCGAACATGCGGAAGGTGAAGGCCGCGAACGGAAAGCCGCTCGGCCTCCGGCTCACGCACATCATGTGTCACCCCGATCGCGAGGAGACTTGGCGCAACATCCTCGAGCGCGACCTCATCATCGAGTCGAACGGGACGAACAACTTCGGCACCGTGAACAACCGCCACAAGGGGACCGTGAAGCTGCTCGTCAGTGACCAGCTCACCGTCTCCGCGCAGTGGTACGCGCTCGGCCTGAACAAGGCGGGCATGTTCCCGTGGGTCGTGCAGGACGAGGGGTCGCCCGAGACGATCATCCAGGACAAGAACGACGCGCTCTACAAGACCACCCTCAAGGTTGGCATCGCGTCGATCCTCCGCGGAAACGGCGGCCTCGCGCTCCCGCACTGCATCCACCGCTACGTCGGCTCCTGAGGGATGACCGCCCATGGCGAATCAGCCCGTCTACGTCGACAAGGCGTACGTGAAGCTCGTCGGATCGATGCCGCCGGCGGACGTCGATGCCGTCGACGCCCTCTTCGCGGGGAAGTTCGACGCGATCGCCGCCGCCGTCTCGGCCATGTTCGAGGCAAAGCTGCACAAGCGCTACGCGACGCCGTTCGATCAGCCGTACCCGGAGGCTCTCCGGTGGCACGTCGCGCAGGTCGTCGTCGCCGAGCTCTGGCGAATGCGCGGGTACGACCCCGGGCATCCGCTCGACCAGGTCATCGAGGACCGCCGGAAGGAGGCCCTCGAGTGGGTCCGCGAAGCCGCGGACTCGAAGGACGGTCTCGTCGAGCTCCCGAAGCGCGCCGACCAGGCGGGCACGTCGGCGGTCGACGCCGGCGGCCCGCGTGGGTACTCCGAGGCCTCGCCGTACGACTGGCTGGATCGCCAGGCGGAGGCCGTGCGTGGACGGTGACGCGAAGCTGAGCGACTTCATCCGGCGGCTTCGCTCGATGAAGGACCTCGCCGCCCAGGCGGCGCGCGAAGCGGCCCCGCTCGTCGAGGCCGCCGTGCGCCGCCAGGCCGCCGACGGCCAGGCTCCCGACGGCGGCGCATGGGCGCCGACGAAGGACGGGCGCCGAGCGATCCCGAACGCTGCGCGCGCCATCACCGCCGTCGCCAAGGGCTCGGCCGTCCAGATCGTGCTCGCGGGCGTCTACGTCTTCCACCACTACGGCAAGGGCCTCCCCGAACGCCGCATCATCCCCGGGCAGGGCGCGATCCCCGCGCCCGTCGTCGCCGCTCTTCGCGAGGGCGCGCGCCGCGTTTTCCGCCGCGTCGCGGGGGGCTCGTGACGCGATGGCGCACAACATCAAGTCGGGCCTCGTCGCCTTCGTCGAGGCCGTCCGCACCTACTTCACCGCCGAAGGGATCGCCGCGCAGGTCGCCGTGCTCGGCTGGCGCGAGTACCGGAAGCTTCCGGCGGTCGCGCCTCCGGCCGGCGCCGTCACGCGCCGGGTGGTCTTCCTTCCGAGCGACGAATCCGGCAAGGGCGGCCGGTTCATCGGCACCCGAAACGTCGGCCGCAACCCGCGCGCCGTCGCCACGGTCGAACGAGACCTCGTCGTCTCGATCTGGGCCGTCGACGGGTCGACCCCCGCCGCGCTCGCGAGCGACGTGGCGCAGATCGAGGCCGTCGAAGACCTCTGGGAGTCGACGGTGCAGGCCGTGCGCACCGTCGCGCATGCCGACGCGCTCTGGGGCGCATTCACTTGGACGCTCGCCCCGCTCGAGCACGCCTACGGCCGCGAGCTCCGCGTCGAGCTCCGCTACCGCGGCCCGCTTCTTTGGTCTCCCCCCAACAAGGTCACGCCGGGCGTCGGCGCGATCACCCGAACGAATGAGGAGTGAATCGTCATGACGGTTCCGAGCGTCGACATCACGAAGACCGACGGGAACGTCGGCAACACGTCCGCGGGCGTGGACGGCATCCTCGCGATCATCGCGACCTGCGAAAGGGGCTCGTTCAACGTGCCCGCCGGGTACACGAGGCCAGACCTTGCGCTCGCCGACTACGGATACGGCGACCTGACCGAGTCGTTCTCGTACCACGTGCCCGTCGCAAAGAAGGGCGCCGTCCTCGTCCGAGCCAACGCGTCGACCGCAGCCGCGTACGGTACGTTCTCCACGACCGGCGGCGGCACGTCGGTCGCCTCTGCCGGCGCTTCCGCGCCGCTCGACGACTTCGACGCGCTGATCACGTTCTTCACGGGCGGCACGATCGGCACCGCCGGCATCGAGTACACGTGGTCTCTCGACGGCGGGCGAACGCAGAGCGCGCGCCTCGCCCTCGGCACCGCGAACAACATCGTGATCCCCAACTCGGGCGTCACCATCAACTTCGCGGCGGGCACCATCCTCGCGAACCAGACCGTCGCCGTCACGACGCGCGGCCCGCGCATGACGAACACGGACCTCGTCGCCGCGCTCGAGGCGCTTCGCCTCTCCGACCAGCCGTACGAAGGCGTTGCCGTCTACAGCGCCGATGCCGACGCGACGATGCTCTCGACGCTCGATCTCTGGCTCCAGGCCCGCGAGCTCGAGGGCAAGTACAGGTTCGGGGCGCTCAATCCGGTGCGTCGCGACGTCGCCACGCAGACCCCGGCGCAATACGCGACAGCGATGAGCACGGCCTTCAACGCCTCGAGCTCGATCCGTGTCGCCATGGGCTCCGACGCCTGCCTCGTCGCGAGCGCGATCCGCGGCATCGACCTGCGAATGCCCATCATCGTTCCCTTCTGCGCGCGCGCGATGGCGGTCGACATTTCCGAGTCGCCGGCCTACGTGGCGCGCGGGCCGCTGCCCGGCGTCACGATCTCCGATACGCGCGGCAACCCGCTCTACCACGACGAGGCGAAGTACCCCGGCCTCGACGATCGCCGGCTCGTGGCCCTCCGCACGATCTACGGCAAGCAGGGCGTGTTCGTGAACCAGCCGCTTCTCCTCAGCCCTTCGGGCTCGGACTGGGTGTTCCTCCAACACGCGCGTGTCGCGAACAAGGCCGCCGAGATGGCCTACCAGCTCCTCACCGACGAGCTGAACAAGGGCGTCCAGACCGCCAAGCCTCGGCAGGACGGCAAGGTGTTCATCCTCGAGGAGGACGCCGCCGCCATCGAGCAGCGCATCGACACGAAGCTCCAGCAGGAGTTCTTCGACAAGAAGCGCGTCACGGGGATCTCGTTCGTGCTCTCGCGCACGGACGACCTCTCGGGCACCGGTCCGGTCACGGTGTCGAGCACGCTCGACATCAGCCCGCTTCGGTACATCGGCAGAATCCGGTCGAACCTTCGCCTCGTTCGACAGATCACGGCCTCGGCGCAGAACTGACGGAGCGAACGATGAGCGACATCATCCGCCTGAACAACACGATCTATTCGCACGGCTCCTGCCAGTGGAAGTTCGACGCGACCCCGTACGACGGCATCAACTCGTTCGACTTCGAGGAGAAGCGCACGCGCAAGGTCGTGTACGCCGCGAGGAAGGCGCAGCGACCCGTCGGCTGGACGCAAGGCAAGTACGAGGTTCCGCCGCTGAAGCTCGTCATGCTGAAGGAGAGCGGAAACCGGCTCCTGACGCAGATGACGCTGAAGGGCCTGGGGAGCTACGGCGACGCCGAGTTCAACATCACGATGCAGTGCATCGAGCCCGGAAACGTCCCCATCACGCACGTCTTCGACCCCGTGTGCATCACCGGCGTGAAGGACACGACGGCTGAGGGCATCGACGAGCTGATGACGGAGTTCGAGCTCGCCTGCCTCTCGATCACGCGCAACGGAATGCGTCTCTGGTCCGTGCTCCGCAGCCTGGGGCTCTGAGGCGAAAGGAAGGACGAAGCCATGAACGCACCGACGAAAGAGACCTCCGGAGTCGCCGAGCTCGCCGCCCTCGGCGAGGGCGACCTCGAAGCCCGGTACGCGGCGCTGCTCGAGCGCCGCGCGGAGAAGGATGCTGCTCGGGCAAAGGAGGAGCGCGCCCGGCGCATGCGCATCGAGCTGCTCGAGCAAGCGATGGAGCAGGAGACCGGGGGCCGCATGGGGGAGGCGTTCGCGATCCTCGACACCTCGGAGGGTCCCATCGTGGTCGCGCGCGGGCCGGCGGTGCTGCACAAGCGCTTCCGCGAGTCGAAGATGAAGGACGCCGACGTCCACGACTTCGTCACGCCGTGCGTGGCGCACCCGGACAAGCCGAAGTTCCTCGAGATCGTCGACCGCTGCCCGGGCCTCATGGTCGTCGTCGCGAACGCGCTCGCCGACCTCTACATGGCGCGCGCGGAGGTCGTCTCGGGAAAACGGTAGAGCTGTACCGGCGGGCGCAGAGCAGCCGGTGGCTCACGGCCGAGTGCGTTCGCGCGCTGCTGCACGAGCCGCCGCCCGACGACCGCCGCTCCGAGGCAGCCGAGGAGGCCCACGACAGCCAGGCGCACGCGGGCGCGATGCTCGTGACCGACTGGATGCTCCACACCAAGCACGCGGCACAGGTGCTCGAGGCGATCGCTCGAGCGCTCGGAATCATCAGGTGACCGGATGGCGACGGAAGAAGCACGGTTTTCGATCCCCATCGACTCGGACTACTCCGAGGCCGAGCAGGCGGCGCGCGCCCTCGAAGATCTCCGGCGCAAGATCTCCGGCGGCACCGAGCGCCTGAAGGAGATGCAGGCCGCGCAGAAGCGACTCGGCGGCACGACCCTCGAGGCGGCGAAGGCGCAGGCGGAGCTCCAGCGGAAGATCGACGCCGAGCGCGCCGCGATCTCCGCCGCCCAGCTCCGGATCCTCTCGATGGGGACGAGCTTCGAAAAGCTCACGAGCGCATCGAAGAGGGCCGCCGACGCCCGGAAGAAGCTCGACGGCATGGGCCTTCGGCAGGCGGAGACAAGCACGCGGTCGCTCAGCAGCGCCGTCACCGCCGCGGGCGGCCCCATCGCGAACCTGCGCGCCCGCTTCGAGACGCTGCGGGAAGTGGCCGGCAGCGGAGGCGCGCTCGGGATCGTCACGCTCGGCGTGGTCGGCCTCATCGCGGTCGTCGCCGCGCTCGCGGTGAAGGTCGGCGGCGCGGCCGTGAGCTTCGCCCGGTGGGCCTTCGAGAGCGCGAACGCAGCCCGTACGGCAGGGCTCCTGCGCGAGGCCGTCACCGGATCCGCGGCCGATGCGGGCCGCCTGGGTGATCAGGTCGCCGCGCTCGCGCGGAAGGTGGCGACGCCGCGCGCGGCCCTGAACGAGCTCGCCGTGAGCCTCCGAAAGGGAGGGCTCTCCGGGCAAACGCTCGTGGACACCCTGAACGCCATCGGCCAAGCGGGCGCGGCGGTCGGTGACGACACGGGCAACAAGCTCCGCGAGCTCGCGGAGCGCGGGCGCCTCACGGGTCGCTTCCAGGTCGCGCCGCAGGAGCTGATGGGCAGCGGCGTCGAGTTCGACGACATCGCCAAGGCGCTCGCGTCGTCGATGAAGGTCGGGGTCGCCGATGCGCGCAAAGCCCTCTTCGAGGGACGCGTGAAGCTCGCCGACGGCGCCGCCGCGATGCGCAAGGCGGTCGAAGAGAAGTTCGGAGGTCTGAACCTCCGGAAGATGCTCGACCTGAACGTCGCGGCCGAGAAGTTCAAGGAGACCCTCGACGACCTCACGAAGGGCATCGACCTCGAGCCGCTGCTTCGTGGCGTGCGGCTGATCGGGAGCGCGTTCGACACGTCCACCGTGACCGGCGCCGCAATGCGGGAAGCGATCACGCTCCTCGGGAGCGCGCTCGCGAAGACGTTCGAGAAGGGCGCCCCCATCGTCAAGAAGTTCGTCCAGGGCATGGTGATCGGCTTCCTCCAGCTCACGATCTTCGCGCTGCGGCTGCGGAAGTCCTTCCGAGAGACCTTCGGAGACGTGCAGATCCTGAAGGGGATCGACCTCATGACGGTCGCCGTCGACGCCGGGAAGTTCGCGATCGTCGCGCTCGCGGCGGTGCTCGGCGTGCTCGCGGCGGCGGTCGGCCTCGTGGTGGGCGCGTTCGTGGCGATGCAGGGCATCGTCGTCGTGCTCCCGCGCTACTTCGAACGGCTCGGAGAGCGCATCCGCGCTTTCTTCGTCGAGACAGACTGGGTGGCGCTCGGCATGTCGATCGTCGATGGCGTCGTCGGCGGTATCCGAGGCGGCTTCGACAAGGCCGTCTCCGCCGTGCGCGAGCTCGGCGAGCGCATCAAGGGGGCCTTCACGGGCAAGCTCGAGATCCGGTCGCCGTCGCGCGTCTTCGCGCGGTACGCGGACAACGTTCACGACGGCTTCACGGACCAGATCGAGCGGCGCACGCCCGAGGCTGCCGAGGCCGTCGACGGCATGGCGTCCGTGACGCCGTCGCCCTCGGCGGCGCCGGGCTCGCTCGCGCCGAGCGGCAAGAGTGGGGACGTCTACGTGACCATCGAGGCGCCGGGCGCGACGAAAGAGGCCGTCGACGCGATGGCGGACGAGTCGTTTTTGCGGCAGCTCGTCGCGGCGATCCGTGACGGGAATCAGTCGATGGGGGGCCTCGCGCCGGCGTGACCATGGCGAGCCCGCTCGACATCTTCAACGCGTCGTCGTTCCCCACCGCGGACACGGTCGTCCTCGGCGGCCGGCCTATCCCTGGGCGCGCGACGCCCGCGAAGGGGGGCGCGCCTTTCAAGTGGGACGAGCGGCCCGGTTTCGGGCTTGCGGGCGCGTCGCTCGTGCCGATCGGCGGTGGCCTCTCTGCCTTCGAGATCATCGTGCAGCTTTGGACTGAGGAGCAGTTTGGCGAATGGGAAACGTTCGCGAACCAGGTGCTCGGCAAGCCAAAACCGCCCTACGGCCTCTCGATCGTCCACCCGCTCGTCAACCGCGCGCCTCTGAACATCAAGAGCGTGGTGGTCGAAGACGTTTCGCAGTTCGAGGACGACGACTACGGCCTCTTCACGTGCACGATCAGCGTGCGCGCGTACCGCGCGCCGGCTCCGCTGCTCGTCAAGCCCGCCGGTCCGACGCCGCCCGTGGCGGTGACTCCGCCGACGGCTGCTGACGCGGCCGATACGATGATCGCGAACCAGCTTGCGGAGGTGAAGAGCCTCCTATGAGCCTCACCCTGAACGGCTTGCCCGCTCTCTCGGCGCGCGTGTGGATGCCATGGACGGGCGTCTGGTTCGTCGACCTCGACGTCGACCTCGCGCTCGCCCCGACGCTCCCGACGGGCCCGGCGACCGTCACCATCGGCGAGCAAGCGCTCGTCGGTACCGTCGACGACCGCCGCGCCGGCACGCACGGCCCGACGGGAAAGGTGCGCGTGGTCGGCGGCGGGAACGGGTGGGACAAGCCCGTGCAGCCGCTGCATTTCCACAACGATGGCGGGCTCCTCTCGAGCGCGGTGATCGCCGCCACTGCGGCCGAGGTGCAAGAGCGCCCGGTCGTCCTCGCTCCCAAGGCGATCGGGGTCGACTTCGTTCGCACGAACGGGCCGGCGAGCCACGTCCTCACGCGGATGGGCCTCGATTGGTACGTCGACGTGACCGGCACGACGATCGTTGGCCCGCGCGCGACGATTCCGATGGGGCCGGACGTGCAGATCGGGGAGTGGCACCCCGACGAGGGCGTTGCGGAGATCACTTCGTCGAACCTCGTTCTCCCGGGCACGATCCTCGTGAGCCCGAACCTCGGCACGCAGACGGTGCGCGACGTCGAGATGACGTTCGACGCCGACGGCGCGCGCGCGCGCGCATGGTGCTCGAGCTCGTCGCCGAGCGGCGCCGGCGGCTTGCTGGCCGGCGCGCTTCGCGCGATCGCGCGCGAAGCGGTCGGAGAGAAGTACCTCCGCGCGTACCGATACCGCCTCGTCGCTGAGAACATCGACGGTCGCCTCGTGCTCCAGGCAGTGGACCGCGACGCCGGTGTCCCCGATGCCCTCCCCGTCTCCTTCTGGCCGAACGTCGCGGGGCTCAAGGCGAAGCTCACGCCTGGCACGATCGTGCTCGTCCAGTTCATGAACGGTGACCCGTCGTTTCCGGTCGTCACCCATGTCGAGACCGACGCCAAGCCGGTGCTCATCACCGCGGGCCTCGGCACGTCCCCCGTCGCGCGCGCGACGGAGACGCTCGCCGCGATCGCGGCCCTCGTCGCGTACGTGCCCGGC